TCACCAGTACGAGCAACACCAGCGCTACGCTATCAGGGGCTGGCGGTACACTGGCGGCCGGCGACGTATTGCAGATCGTTGCGCCTGCCCAGGATGCCACATTAAGTGATGTCGGCATCAGTGTTCTGGCGGCGCGCGTCTGATGGCTGTTCATACTATTTACATCCTCAACACCCTGGCGGTCACACCGAACTGGTGGGGCAATACCCAATTGGATGGCGCCGCGCCAACCGCCGCCAATACGATATATGGCTGGACGCCAACCACCAATAATGTCGTCACTGTGCCTTATTACCGTGGCCGCTTGGGCGCGAGCGGGGCAGCCTCCGCAGCACAGGGAAGCAGCTGGAATGCCAGCACGAGTGGGCCGACCAAGGGCGCTAACGCTACCTCCGCTGGCTCAGGTGATGCCTTTGTAGCCGGACCATTCACCGGCACGTTCGCTGCGACTGCCTGGACGTTCAACTGGAACATGCGTGCCAGCGTTGTGGGCGCGATCGGCCATGTGAATATGCGGGTATGGAAGTCGGTTAATGCTGATGGCTCCAGCGCAACACAACTGCTGGCTAATACCGCTGGCGCCACGGTCACGCTGAGCACAACTGCCGACGTTAACAGCAGTATTTCGTGGTCACCAGGGACGCTGACGCTCAGCAATGAATACCTGTTTTTCCAGGTGGAATGGCAGGAAACCACGACCGGCGTGGTCAATTGCAACGTCTTATTCAGAGCTGGGACTGCAATGATTACCACGCCGGATCTCGCTACGGCTGGAGCATCACAGGCCCGCGCCACGGTGCTGGCATGAACGGCCCCATCGTCACGATGATCGGATAACGCATGCCATCCTTCGCCATGACCGTGCCCTACATGCGCACCAGTCCGGTTCACATCCCGCGCCGTGATCTCGTGCTCGGCCGCGCTGACTCGCTGTTCCTGCGCGTCACCGTGGTGGACAGCGACAGCGTCTGTGCGCAAGGCATCGAGCTGTCCGGTGGCATCGGCGGCCCGGTGCTGCAAATGATGGTCTGGCCGGATCACCGGCACCGCACCTCATGGGACTATGGTGCTTACTGGACGCAGTGCCCGCAGACCGTGCTGTGGGTAGGCACGGGCGTGATCTCGGATGCTATCGGAGCGTTCGACATCAGCTTCCCCACGGCCACCATGGCAGGCTGGCCACGCCGCTGCGCCTACGCCCTGCAGCTCGACTATGACGGCGGCGGTAGCACGGATCTGCTTGCGGAAGGGCGGTTGCACCTGGCGCACTCGGTGCCGCGCTCAGTCAATCCCGTCATCATGCTGACCGACCCCAACCCGGCGACGCTGACCGATCCGGGCGAAGCCATCTATCTCGCCGGAGGGCCACTGCCATGAGCATCACGACAGGCACATTCCCCGGCGTCCGCATTGCCGACATGCCCGACCTCGGCGCGGTCAACGACGCCTCCTCGTTCGTGGGCGAGCGGGCGGGGAGCGGTCGCTTCAGCGCGCTCGCACTCGCCCGGTATGTGTCGAACTCGGTCAAGTCGGCGGGCGCTGTCGGTGACGGTGTTTACGATGACACGTCAGCGATCCAGGGAGCGGTCAACGCGCTGGCAGGGGCGTGCGGCGCGGTGTTCTTCCCGGCCGGCACCTATCGCATCACGGCACCGATCAACATACCGCCGTGTGTCTCGCTGTATGGCGTCGGCCCGGCATCCAAGATCGCACCGGCAACCGCCGGTCAGATCGCGCTCTCGTTCGTCAACAGTACCGTGCTCGACAACGACGCCGCGATCCACGATCTGCAGATCACCCCAACCGCGGACGGCTGCATCGGCATCCGCGCCACGAATTGCCGCAATCTGAGCATCCACGACTGCACGTTCACAGGTTGCGCCGGCAATTCCATCGCGCTCGATCGCTGCGAGTATTACGCCATCGAGGACTGCCATGTGCGTGATAGCCTGAGCTACCTCGGCGGCACCGTGCTCTGCCAGTCGAGCGTGTGGAACAGCGTGAGCGGCGGCTATCTCGGCGGCAACGGCACCATCACCCGCGTGCGATTCAGCCCGCTGACCGGCGGCGGCTTCGACAACGCCTCCCCGTGCATTCATCTGATCTCGCAGCCGACCACCAGCATCAGTCATTGTTATCTCGCATGGGGCGCCTTCGGGAACGGGCCGGTAGATTTCATCGTTCTGGAGAACCAGTGCCAGGGCAATGTGCTGACGGCGAATGTGGCGCTCGGCGTCAACAACGGCATCACCATCCAGCCTGGCTCGATGGCGAACTGCGTCATGCCGGCTTACATCACACTGACCGACAACGCGATCGACAGCTTCGGTGGCATCGCGATCGGCGTACTCGGCACCGCAGCCCTCCCAGGCGCCTTCATCAACATCAGCGGCGGCACCTACAGCGAGACTCAGCAACAATGCACCGCGACCTGCTGCTCGATCCGGCACCGCCGGCCGCGCAGGAAGGCGCCCAGGTCATCCTGCGTGTGACCTCGGTAGGTGGTGGGGGCGCCGTCAGCGGGGTGACGATTTTCAACGCCGGCCTGACGCAGACGCCGCCTGGCAATCCTGTGCCGTTCACCGGCGGGACCGGCTCTGGCGCGACCTTCAACCTGACGTACCAAGTTGCTCAAGCCTGCATCTGGCTGGCGCATGCATCCAACTGCACGGTGAGGGCTAATGGCTGCCTGAATTATGGCGGCGTCAGCGATGTCGGCTACGGCGTGGTGATGGATACCGTGACGAAAACCGTCATCACCGACAATCAGATCATCGGGATGCACGAAGGCATATTCTTCGGGGCGGGGGCGTGCTCCGGGATCATCCTCGGCACGAACTACCTGTTCAACACCAATAATATCGGCGGCCCGATTCCAACGGCCTCGGTGTTTCAGGACAATCTCAATCTGCCGTTCCTGACCACGACGCCTGCGATGCCAGCCTCGGGCGCCGTCGTCACCAACACCGCACCCTATCCGCAGCAAGTCGTCATTACCGGCGGCTCCGTGACGCAGGTCCTGTATCTCGCGCTGCCGATACCGGTCACGGTTGGAACGACCACAATCCTGACGCTGCAGCCAACCCACACGATCGCGCTCACCTATACCGTGGCACCCGGCTGGGCGTGGATACCAATGCTATGAGCGGATCGGCCGCACAAACAGCGCCATCGCCGAGCGGTATGCAGCGGATACCGTTTCCGCTGGAAAGCTACGAGCATCCGTCGCTGCCGCTGGTCGCTAAACGCCTCGTGAACCTGATGGCCGAGAAGGCGCCAGACGACGCTCGTGTGGCGGCTGCCCTGGTCTCGACGCCAGGACTGGTGCCCTACATCTCGGTCGGCACCGGCCCCATCCTGGCGATGAACGACGACCAGCCAGGCTGTATCTACGTGGTGAGCGGGGTCGAGGCGTTCCGCGTGACATTCGATCTCGGCGGCAACCCGACAGCCACGCCAATCGGCGCCGTCGGTGTGCCCGACGCCGGCACCAACCCGTGGAACTCCTTCGTGACGATTGCCGCTGGACCGACTGCGGTCGTCGTCTGCTCCGCCCCGCACGCCTACACATGCGGGCATCTGCCAGGCGACACCCTCAACCAGATCACCGACCCGGATTATCCCGGCGCCTCCTCGGTCTGTTATGTCGATGGCTATTTCGCGTTCTCGGCGCTGGGCGACAGCGCGCAATGGTTCATCTCGAGGCTACTTGATCCATCGAGTTTCAGCGCACTAGATTTCGTGTTCTCCGATGCGCTGCCGAACGTCATTCGCCGGGTGATCAGCCACCGCGGACAAATCTGGACGGTGGGCGAGAGCGGCTTCGAGGTCTGGTATGATGCCGGTTCGTCCGGGCTGGAATTGACCGCGGGCGAGAGCTTCTTTCCGTTCCGGCGGGCCTCAGGCGGTGTGATCTGGACCGGCACGGGTTCGCCCATGTCGGTCTGCCGCGCCGATGGATCGGTGTGGTGGGTCGGCCTAGACGGGATTGTCTACCGCTCGAAGGGCTATACGCAGCAGCGGGTTTCTACGCATGCGATCGAGGCGATCATCGGTCCCAGCACGGTGGCCCTGTGGGCGCTGACGCACGCCTATCGCGGCCA